TTAAAGAGAGATAACAACGATATGCATCAAAGGGCATCATCTTCTTCTTCTACACCTTCCAATTCATCAATCCATTCTACAGGAACTTCATGCTCTCCTATTCTATAGGTGTGCCCTTTATCAGGCAAGTCTCCAAGGTATTCAAGATCACTAAAACTATGTTCTCTTAGCATTGCTTGAAGACGATAGTGTGTCAATTCTGCTTTAGTTGGCATGATCAAATAGGTAACTTTGCTCTAGTAGTTCTTTTCATAAAATTAAGTTCTTGTGCATCACACTTAATTTTTTCTTTAAGGGGTTTAGAAATAAGTTTAGGAACTGATTCTACATCAACACCATTCTTATCACAGAAATGCACAATGGCATCAATGTAATTCATATCATTGTTATGTAGAACAAGACTTTCTATTTCCTGTGCAAACTTAGTAGGACAGAAAAACTTCTTCTCCATTACTTTTTCTAATTCATTCACTTTTTTCTGCCCCAGTGTGGTTACTAACAAACTCTTTAATATAACGAACTAGAAGTTTAATATAATCCCCTTTGTTTCTTTTGTCAAACACCTTGACTTCACCACTAGGTGTCACCATAAGGGTAATCAATTTCTTGACAGGGATACCTGTTAGTTCGTAGTAAGCTGCTGCATAAAATGTTTCCTGAACAAAATAGTTTTCCAACCATTTCTCAGGTTTGATCTTCTCAGATGTCTTAAAATCTATGACTGCTAACTCACCTTCATACTCTGCTATACAATCAACTCTACCAGCAAGACCAAGGTACTCAGAGTAAAGGGTTCTTTCTATAGCGTGTATATTATTTATCTTGTCCAGATATGGTGCTGCATGGTGGAACATGAACTTACTTGCTGGTCTATAATCATCCCAGTTAAGTTCTTTGTTCTCTAGATATGCCTGTGCCACTTCATGGAAATCAGTTCCACGAGCAGTTGCCTTCTTAGTAATACGATTTGCTTCTTCAATACCAACTCGCTTACGCCAATCAATAAAGATCTGCCTATTGTAAAAGGATGTTACTGAAGTAATAGAAGGAACCCACTCTCCAGAAGGGACTTGATAAAGTCTACAACCAGGAGTTTCTTTCTTTTCTAATTCAATATCACCTAAGTGATTACAATGCTCAAATACCATAGCGTTCACATCTTACATTAGGAAATTTCATTGAGTTACACCTCATAGTTTTTATAAAGAAGACCTGAGTTAATCTAAAATCTTCATCATCATCTGTCCAACAAGTTGTCATACAATGATTTTGATCACCATCATATCCAATCATTCGATTGTACTTATTTTTAACTTCTAGAGTGGGTTCGTACTGATTACTATTTTCAACAATACCCTTTTCATAATGTTTTATAGAATCAATAGGACAATAAGATTCTGAGGCAAGAACATCATCAATAAATTGGGATTTGTTTACACCACTATCATCTTTAATTGCCCACTCTGGTATTATAGCATCTTTTTTTCGTCTGTAAATAGTCGTTCCTGCATCAGGATCTGGATCTGGACTTAGATAAACAAGTCCTGCAAAAGCTGTTGCATTATCTGTATGAATCCATCCTCCATTTAATGGACTATCTTTATCTTTAGAAAATCTCCAAATCTTTTGGAAGAATGTATCAACACTTATATCAACTTCTGGACTATCAAAATCATCACACATAGATAAGAACTTATGAACTGACATATAATGAAAATCATCGTTATATGCAGAAAGTTCACGAGTTCTTAATCCAGGATAGATTCCACCTTCAGTACTATAAGGTAATGATAAAGCATAGTCCCTTACTTGATCAGGATCTGTATAGAAATCATCAAAACATACTATAGGAAATCGCATCTACAAACCAAGTTCTAGTTTAGATAATAGATACTCTTTACATAATCCTGATCTAACAATATCTTCTACTCCGAATTCAATTATATCAACAGAAGGCATAACTCTAAGGATCTGCATGAAATCACTAATACCAGTCCTCTCATTCTGCTTAACCAAGTCAGTCTGAGTTGCATCACCACAGAACATTATCTTGGTGTTCTCTCCAACCCTTGTGATTATACTATCAAGTTCATGGAAGTTAAGGTTCTGGAATTCATCTACTATTATAATAGCATTATCAAATGTTGTACCACGAATGAATGAGGTACTCCAGAAATCAATTGTGCCTTGTGCTTTTAAGTTACCGTACAGCATCTCAAAGTCTGCATCTGTACGCATCTCAAACATATACTTAACCATATGCTTGTATGGTATCTGATATAGATTTGATTTATCATCATGGTCGCCAGGTAAGAATCCAATCTCCCTAGTAGCAACCAGTGACCTTACAATATAGATCTTCTCATATGATGTAGTAGGATCTAATACATCACAGAGTGCATTATAGAGAGTGATAAAGGTCTTACCTGTACCTGCTGCACCATAGGCAACAAGATTCTTACCACTCTCATACGCATTGAATAGTAATTGTTGATTTTCTGTAAGAGGATCTATGTCTCTTAAGAAATCCGTGTTTATAGGTTTCTTTCTTTTCATCTGCTTAGCTGTTAATCCAACACCTATTGGTTGGGTGTCTGCTGATTTCTTTTTCCTTGGCATACTAAACTATTCCCCTCTTAGCTAAACGACCCTGAATACCACCTGCTTTCTCAGATTTTTTAAGAACTTCCGTCCATCCAGGATGTTTATTATGCAACTTATCCCTCCACTCACCGACTTCTCCTACACCAGGACATGTACTTGGATCAGAAAAATCTCTAGACCAATCTGGATTATCAGTTTTCCACTGATCCCAATCATGGACACTCATTGCGACTTCTTTCTGCTCACCAGTTTTACTGTTAACGACAGGATATGTTGCCATATGAATATAATAGGGGGTAGTTATTTAGCCCAGTCAAGGGCTTCTGCGACAACAGGAAATTGTTCGGTAAATATACTACGAACTCCTTCTGCCACATCCATGTGTTCTTTCTGTGTTCCATGTGCAGAACGCAAATCAATGTAGTGTATCCATGAACGTACACTACCAGTCATATAGATTCTTGTAGGTGTAGCAAGAGGAAGTACAAACCTTGCACACTCCTTAGCAACACCTGATTCTAACATCTCTTTATATAATTTCATTCCCTCTACAAAATGTCTCTGCATTTTAAGATTTAAATCTTCTACCATAAGAGGATCCAAATCATCAATACTATTTTGACGATTCTTATCATCCTGTCTCCTCAGTTCTGGTAAAGGAATCTCTTTACCTAGCATACTACTATCAGCATATCTTTGAGAAAACTCTTGATAGGTAAATGATCTATGTCTTAATATCTGTGCTGCAAGTCCTCTAGTAGTATTGATCTCTACCGTCATGAATGCTTGCTCAAATACTGACCAATGACCATGCTGGATACAATACTTAAGAAGACCAGCAAACTTATCATTATCTTGGTTCTTAGGGTTACTAACACGAGCAACATATGCCATATGCTGTTCAGCGTCAGGAGTGACACTTACTAATTTAATCTGGGTATCCATCGTCGTCATCGAAGACCTCATCGTAATCGTTAATTTGTGGGTTTACTTGCGTATATGTTTCATACTTATACGCATCGGGATCTGAATAGACTTCAGACTCTAAAGAATCTACAAGTAACTTTAGATTCTTTACAATAAGTTTTAATTTATCTCTATCCATTACTCTCACTAGATCTTCTGTCTATATCTGACAATGTTTGATTGGACATAAAATACTTTTTAATTATATCTATCTGGTCTTGATACTTTGCAATAATATCTAATTCTTTTTCTATAGATTCTAAAATGTCAGTATGTTCACCAACACCTGCAGGATTTTCTAGATATACTTCAACATTTGCTTTGTGTTTTGCAATATCACCTTGAGCATGTGCTATCAATGCTCTCAGAATTTGCTCACGCATATGTAGTGCCATAACTTATACCTGTTTTTTAAAATTATACATTAAAAAAGGGGGTATGTAAACCCCCTTTATATTAACTGCAAGGAACTGCCTTGCTCTTCACTTTGATTCCTCGATACATTAGATCGAAGTTTCTGTTCTTTGCTGCTTCAGCAAGAACTCTTCTGTTGTAATCAGCAGAGTCGTACTCGACTCCACGGTAAG